TAGTTTCTTTAAGCCACGTATCTTTTTCAATTTTGTAAAACTGACACGGTTTTTCGCTTGGTGTAACTATTAAAATTGCACCGTCTTGATATGCAGGATCTTTGCGTCCATGATACAGCATGTATGGTGCAAAATCACAAAGTGCATTATATCTGTCCGAAGGCATGTCGGGTTTAATTTTTGTATGTTGAATATTATTTTTAACAATTCTATAAAAATGTTTCTTCTTCATTAAATTGCCCATGTATCCATTATCAATATAATAGAAAGGTCTACCAGTTTCCCAACATTTCCAAATCTCTTTACGCTTGGTCATACTTCTGAACGATACCGGAATATTATTATCCCAAGGAGACTCTGAAATTTTACTACTGATTTCTTTTCTGTCAATAGTAATAGCTCCAGTGCCTGCTTTCCAATGCTTCATAATCTCATCATCGTCGTTTAGCATTAACATCTTAGGTGGTACTGTGTCGTCTGGTTTCTTTACATACCTATTCATTCATCATATCCTGTAGTTCCTGTTTCCATTCTTTGTTATATTCACAGTCCCTGTAGTTTTCAAACCACGGTCCGCCTTCTGTGTAGTGTAATAGTTTTGGTGTGCCATCCTTTGGCTCTTCGTAGTGTCCTACTAACCAATTCCATTCAGGTGATATCTCACCAATTAAGTCATCACTTTCTAGCCAACTAAATCTGTGAAAGTATGCTCCGTTAAGTTCTTTCTCATTTACTAAGTCAATGTTAAGTCTTTTGTTAGCAGGATGGCCGCAGTTAATAAGCATCATACTAGACCAATTTTTACGTGGATAAACTGTTTGTCGTTGTCCATCCATCTTCATAGCTTCTTTAGGTGCGTAGTCATGTTGTACACACATTACTGCTTTTGTATCGTCTGCTTGTGCAAACAACTCTGCAATATCTGTTCTAAGTAACATATCACAATCCATAAACACCGCCCAACCATTAAAGTTAGTAAGTTCTGGAACCAAGAAACGAGTAAATGTAAACTCAGTACTTGCTAGTTTGTCTTCACTTCTTGAATACCAGCCTGAGCGTTTAAGATCATTTTGCTTCAGCGGTTTGACTTCAGCGGTCGGACTGTGCCTAAGTATACTATGTTTGCACACTTGGTATGCCATATCTTCTCTTGTGTCGTAACCTACAAATACTTTCATGTGTTTCTTCTTTCTATATCTTCTTCAATGCACTCACTGCCCCATTGTATTTCAAGGATGTGTGCGTTTTCTGTACCAGTATTGGATGCTAAGTGCCAAACTTCTTTACCTATTTCATAAGGCATACCGTGTTGCTTTAACTGTAAATTACCTGACTGGCCGTTCCATTCAGTCTTCATATCGACTACGCCTTCAAGCACTATCCATTGCTCTGCACGTTTAAAATGTTTTTGATCGCTTAGTGCTTTACCTGGATAAATTACAAGTTCTTTTACTTTGTACCCTTGCGCAGGCTTGTGATCTAGCACACGCCAGTAACCCCAATCACGCTCAGTCTTTTGTGTTTTCCATTCGTCTAGTATCCAACTGCTGCTGTTAGCTTTGTTGCCGCCGCCTACACCAAATACAAACTCAACACCTTCAACGGACATTTCTGGAATGTTTTGTTTTGTCCTATCACCGCCATTAGCAAAAATTAAATGATCCTTAGGGTAATGTGCTTTAACTTGTTTTATAAAATTTATAGCAGAATCATCATCGTCCATAAATGTAAAAACTTCGTCTACCATTTGTAAGTTATTTACAATGCATAGGCGTTCATTCCAAGGCATAAATGCTTTACCTTTTTTACGCTCTAACCATTCGTCTGAATTTAGGCCAACGATTAATCGATCGCCAAGCAGCTTTGCTTCTTTAAAGTATTTAATATGACCGCTGTGTAGTGGGTCAAATCCACCTGTGACTAATACTACTTTGCTCATGTAGATATTTATGTGTGTAGTTTATAAGCGGATAGCTAAAATGGTATTAGTTCCAGCCAAATATATAATCTTTACGTACATTAGTAAGTTCAATAGCACCTAATGATTTTATGTACTCGCCGGCACATTCATTTGTGTCAGGATGTTGTTCGCATATAATAATAGGTTTGTATTTTAAAATTGTTTCAGTTGCGCCCTTTAATACTTCTAACTCGTGTCTTTCACAATCAATTTTTAATAATCCAAATTTAGGTAAATTTAAATCATCCATACGTTTAATAGTTATGTTGCCAGTGCCAACATCAGAAACAAAACTATTACCAGTATTGTCTTTATCGAATTCCATAGTAACTTTATCATTAACACTTCCTAATGCAAAAAAATTAATTTGCACTGGCAAGTCTTTTACATTAAGTTCTAAGCATTCGTATACTTGTTGCATAGGTTCATAAGCAAAAACTTGTTTAAATTTTTCAGTTAACGGCTTTGCCCATAGTCCTACATTTGCTCCGACATCAACTGCAAGATCAAAATCTGTAACGTATTGGTAAGCAGCATCTCTAACATCGTCTTGATATTCAGCTGGTCCGCCATTTTTAATACGCTTAGTAATCATCCTATGAAAATGATTATCGCTATCTGGCATCCAATAATTATAGACTTGCTTCATTTAATTTATCACACCTATAATTGCGTTTTTTCTGTTACCTGCATCTGCTATTTTGACATAGCCAAGCTTCTTTAATTGTTGACCAACTTCGTCTCTTGCATAGCCGTATCTAGTTTCGTGTCCTTTGCATTCGTATAGTATTACAGGCTTATATTTTGCTATTAGATCAATGCCGCCATTTATAATAAGTGGCTCGAACCCTTCAGCGTCCATTTTAATAAAATCAACATCTGTAAATGAAAAACTATCCATTGTTTTTACTAAGATATCACCGCTTGAATTAGGAGTAACATGTGTGCCGAATGTACTTGTTCCTTTGTAAGTTAGTGAAACAGTTTGCTCTTTATCACCGAGTCCGCATGCATGTGTTTGTACATTATCTAGATTAAAGTGTTTTACATTTGTTTCTAAGCAGTTATAAACGTTAGGTTCAATTTCAAATGCATGCACGTTAGTAAATCTTTTTGACATATGATATGACATTACGCCGTAGTTTGCTCCTACATCAATTGCTGTTCTAAATTGCTTGCAACACAACATTGCTGTGTTAAGTTGTTCATACTGATAATCAACAACTTCTGTTTTTCGTTCTTTTTTTAGTGCCCTGCGTAGAGTAGTGTCGCCAGACAATATAGTCCAGTCTTGATATAATGTTGTTTGCATAAAGGTTCTCCGCTAGTATTTATATACGTAGTTTATTTAAGAAAAGTAATAAGGTTTAAGTCTGTTCCACGCAACACCTAACTGATGTTCGTGATAGTAGTATTGCGTATATGCTAAATCATATAACCATTGTTCACGAGGTATATCTAATTTTGGATTGTCTATATATGATAGATTTGGTTGACTAACTGGCCAACACATTGCAGTGTCGTCTAATGCAAATGTAGGGATACCTAAACACGCACTTTCAATAAGGGTATTACTAGTTGTTCCAACTACAGCCCAGGCGTTGTCAAAGTCTTTTTGCAATCCTTTGCCGCCATTTGCTATTGTATTTGTTTCGTAATTAACAGTGTGTGTTACATTAGGAATAGCATTGCTATTTGCAATGCCTTCTGCTATTGACCTACTTTTTCTTGCTTTTGGATGTCCTCTAAGAATAATAGGCATATCAGTATGCATACGTATATGCGTTAAGCAATCAACTACATAATCCCAATATCCAGTAGTAGTATTTCCCCAAACTTTATGAACTTGTTCTAAACTACTGTCATTAGGCTTTTGCAAGATGAATAAAATATAATCACCCTTTGCTTCCCATGGTAGTATTTTTATGTTTTGATCTTTTTTAATTTTTTCAAATCTATCAGGAGGGCTGTTTTCGTTACAAAATATTCCCTGGCGCATAAAATGATTCCATCCTACACGTTGCATGTATAACGGATTTAGCTCTTGTACTGCTGATGTTCCGGATCTAAACACAGGGCTTTCGTATACTAAAAATGGCTTATTTGATTCCTTAATAAAATCAAATTGATCTTTGTATTCTATTAGATGATCTTTATATATGTTAGTTTGCATATATCCATCAGCACTCTTAACTAATGGATCATCTAAACTTTCTACTATTTTAAAATTAGGTAAGTTGGGAACAAATAATAAATTTTGATTATCAAAGCTGCCTTTTATACCAACTATTAACGGCTCGTTAGATGCTGGCATCTTCCATCCCAGCAACTCTGAGCTTTACGACATTAGTTATTTGCCATTGTTTTTGATCGAGTCCTTTTAGTAAACCTAACCATTTGTTACGCATTAGGGCAAACTCGTTAATAATCTTTTCGTAGTCAACAACGTCTGCCTCACCGTCTACGTATTTTTCAACGTCACGGCTTGACAGAGCTCGTTGATAGTTTTCAAGATATTTCTTAAAGTACGAGCTACGCAATCTACGTAGCTCGATATTTAAATAGTTTAGTATAGCTTCGATCTCTTGTAACTGA